GTCGCCCGGGTCTTCGAAGATCTGCTGGGAGCACAGACGCCGGTCTTCGGCGCTCTCCTGCGAGCCGGCCGGGGAGAACCCGGACAGGAAGCAGGACAGGTCAACACCCAGAGCGGCGTTGACCTCGGCCAGCGTCGGCTCCAGCGGATCGGCCACGGCCGGCAGGAATCGGACGTTTTCGTTGCCGCGGGCGCGTACGCCTTCGGGGTAGACGACGGTCACTTCTGGTCACCCGCCTTCGGCTTCGATCCCGCGACGGTCGCCGGGGTTGCGGTGGGCGGAGTCATCTCGGCACTGAGCGGGGTGACGTCGTCACCTTCGCCGGTGGCCTGCTCCGTCTTCGGGTCCAGTTCACGAGGCCTGGTCTTGGCCGGAGCGGGACGCCCGTTGTCGTCGAGAGCGTCCTTCTCGATAATCGAGATGGCGTCACCCTTCAACGCTTCGGCGTAGCGCTTCGAGACCGAGTACTCGTGACCGGTTCCGTTGTCGCGCACGCGCACGAACTCGGTCATCTGGTCACATCTCCTTACGGCTCTAGGACAAATTGCATTGGCACGAAGTGCCGGGGAGGGACCGGTACGTCGTCGCGACGGACTGGACCGGTGTCGAACTCCTGCTCGGTGATCAGTCCGAAGCCGTCCAGTTCCACACTGGCGAGGACATTCCGGATCAAAGTCACTCCGTTGAGAGTTCGGTCTTTGGTGCCCCCGGCAACCGTCACCTGAAACGGTAGGGCGGTTACCAGGGGGTATGCGGCCAGCGAATGGGGCCCGGCAGCACCAGCGCCAGAGAACAGCACCGCGTACGCCTTGACCCGGTTATCGCCGGGAGGGGTTGGGACTTCGGTCGGGACTTCACCATTGACGTAGACCGGCATGACTTCCTGGTCGATCTCAGCCAGCAACAGTTCCCCGACTGCTACGAACGCCAGCTGGGGGTTGATCACAGGAGATCACCAGCCAGTTGCTCGAGCGCGGACACAAACGGCGGAGTGTTCCGATCGACCGCCGGGCCGACGTAGGCATGAGGCCCCATCCGGCTTGTGCCGAGCTCCACATACTCGCCGTAGTCCGCGGTAGGCCCGGTGACCCCCGTCAGCCCGATGACCTCGGTCACGAAGCTGTTGCGGAGGTTGCCGGTGTCCACGGGGCAGAAGGCCTGAGCATCGCGCTGGGTGTCGAACGTCGTCTTGCGGACGATCTTCGCCGCGCGGTACGTCGTACGGGCTCCGACCTTGCCCAGGTCCGCGGCCAGTTTGTTGAAGTCGGTCACGTCGACACTGAGCCCACTCACGAGGACACCGGGCCTTCGTACAGCGTGCACAAGATCCGGCGCGCGGTGGCGTAGGTGTTTGTCTGGTCCGCCTGGACCACCAGCCACAGTCCCACATTGCCCGGGTCCTGCGATTCGACCACTTCGACCAGGTCATTCGGAGCCACGCCCATCACGGTGTACGGCGTTTTGACGGCGTACCCGATCAGGCCCACGGGCTGTTCCGTGGCCACCTTGTTGCCGGCCTGGATCGGTCGGGCCTGGACCACTGCCTTGCCGTCGTAGTACGGCTCCGGTCGGTCGCTGGGTTCGTACCCCAGCAGGGGATCGAACGCCGTCTCGTTGACGCGTCCGGACCGGTACAACCGCACGCGATCGAGCATGATCTCTTCGTGCGTCTCCCGGCACTGGGCCAGTTCTTCGGCGGTCAGCATCCGGGCACCGACCTGGGCTTGAGCCACCACGGCTCTGCTGCTTCGATCGGGACAAACACCACACCGTTGCCGTCGCCGGCCGCGGTGGACTGGTCGCGGTACCAATCAGCCAGCGCGCTGAAGTCGGGCCCGGTCTTTTCGAAAGAAGATCCCTCGCTGGAGAACTTGGTGACCCGGCCGACACCCAGCAGCTTGGCCGCCTTCAGGTCGTAGCACTCAGCCGCGGCGTACATCAGGTCCCAGTTCTCCTCCACGAAATCCGGGTCCGATGGCGGCCGCCCCTCGCTGTCGGGGAGGCGTGACGCGGTCAGCGCCACGTCCAGTTCAGCGTCGGACAAGGTCGGAGCAGTGGCCGCGGCTGCCAGTGCCGCGAGTGCAGTACGTGCTTCGTCGCGAGTCATTCGCGGTCACGCTCCTCTCCTAAAGCGACAGAACCCCGTTGTATGACCAGGGCTTCTCAACCCCGCTGACCAGCGTCGGCTTCGGCTCCCAGATGCCCGACACGGTGTTGTACCAGTACAGGCGCCCGGATCGAGTCGGCGGTGGCGGATCGGCTACGGCGTACGGCTGATAGCCGATGCCCCACAGGCTGGCACTGTTCAGCGTTCCGGTGCAGTTGTACGGGCCGGGGGACGACACGTACTTGTAGACCTGCTGGACGCCACGGTCTCCGGAACCGCTGGTGGAGATCCCCTTCGTGTTGGCAGTCCAGCCATTGGTCGGGGTGAAGATCCGGGCTGACGACACCAGGCCCACGGTGCCCACCAGCAGATCCTGTGCGTGCGTCGTGGTGGCGTTTGCCGTGGCCAGGCTGGAACTAGTGGTAGCCCCAGAACTTGCCGATGGGCCGACCCCGACCGGGTCCCGGCCGCTGATGTCATCGGGGTAGACCCCAACCATGCCCACTGCCCGAGTTGCAGCACCGCTGAACGTCACCGTGATGACGTCACCGCTCTGGAGAGCAGTGGTGATCTTGGTCCGCAACTGGTGCACAGACCCAGAGATCGCTGCCGGGTTTCCGTCAGTGAACTCCAGATCCTTGGTGTAGGTATTGCCCCGGGAGTCGGTGCACGTCACCGTCAGCGCGGTGCTGGCGGAGTCATGGACACTGACAACCAGAAACTTGCCTACGGCAACGGCAGCCGTGATCGGGATCGTGAAGACCGTCCCCGATGCGTTCAGGATTCCGGGCCCGTACTCCGCTTCCAGAGTCATGAGCTACGCCGTGTTCAGCCAGGCGACGCCAGCCCCTGGGTTGACGGTGCCGGCGTATACCACGGTGTATCCCGGCGCGACGATCCGGCCATCTGGGTAGACCGCGAAAATCAGGGTCCGGTTGTCTCGATCGCTGAGGATCTCCAACAGCGCCACGTTGTTGTCGTGGTTGGTGTCGCTGGCATGTTCCTTGGCGTAGATCCGGAACGGGGTAGTGGACGGCTTCGCAGGGTAGAGCCGGGTCTCACCGAATTCGTTCTTGACGCTGATCAGGTTTCCACCGTCGGGATCGGTGTCCCCGAACCGCTTGAAGCGCCAGACCTCCCGGTCCGGGTAGGTGCTGAAGTCCTCATTGAGAGAGTTCTCCTGGACGATGAACTCCCCGAACTTCCAAGTGGCTCCGGGGCCCGTTGCGTCGATCGGAAGCTCGAGCCCATCGCCCCACGGTGGCGACGGCGGATCGGGAAGTGTCGGTGGGGTCAGCGTCCAGCCCCGCGCTTCCAGCTGAGTGACGCGGGCGGGGTCCGTCACATCGACTTTTGCGCCCGTCGGGGAATACAGAATCGTCATGACGGACCCTCCCTGTTACTTCGGCGGTGCGGTGGCTGCTTCGAGCTCGGCACGAAGACGCTCGATCTCGGCATCCTTCTGCTCGAGCTCGGCCGACTTGTCGGCGCCAGTCGCGGCCCGGCTGGTACGGCGGGTGGACGGCTTCTTGTCCAGGTAGCCGCGCGACTTGAGCACGTCGGCGCGGCCCGGCTCGTAGTCGGCGCTCTTCGGGTCACCCTTGCCGGCCAGGACTTCCACCTGTGTGCCGTTGTCCGGGTGGTACAGCGTGACGGTCTTTTCTCCACGGGCCATGGCCTGTGTCTCCTTGTCGATCGGGGCGGGACCGAGCCTGCTCGGGGGTCAGGCTCGGTCCCTGGTGGGAGGGGATCAGGCGGACGGCTGGCCCAGGATGGCGAACGGGTAACCGCCCGACGCCTCCGGGGTGATCGGGTTCGCGACCGCGAAGCCGACCCGGAACTTGAATCGCAGCGCAATCATGTCGCGCTCGGCCAGGTTGTAGTCCCCGACGGTCGCCTGGTCCAGGACCTTGACTTGCATGTCCTGACGGATGCCCAGGATCGCCATCTCGCGATCGCCACCGATCAGCGTGGCACCGGTCGCGGTCGGCTCGGTGCCGGACCCGGCAACCCAGCCACCGTTGGTGACCCAGGCCAGGTCCTCGCCGTACAGCGTGTTGACCTGGCCGTCGCTCCGGATGGAGTTCAGGTAGATCGGCTGGCCGACGTCGTCCCGCAGGCCACGGAGCCGGCCCCGCAGGGTCCGCTTCGCGTAGAACTGGTTGACGTCGAAGCCGTCGGCCTCCACCAGGCTCATCACCTGGTTGACGTCCTCGGCCAGGTCGACCAGACCCGGGGAGACGACGTTGCCGGCGGCGCGGGCGCCCTCCACCAGGGAGTCGTCGAAGGTGGTGGGCGCGTTGACGCCGAAGAACACCGCCAGGTCCAGGATGCGGCCGAACTCCTGGGCGACCAGGGGCTTGACCTCCTCCCAGATGTTGAACTCGGTGTCGTCGAACAGGTCCTCGTGAACCGGGACAATGACCGCGATCTCTTCCGCGGTGATCGTCTTCGAACCCCAGACGACGTTGCTGACCGGCTTCTTACCGGTCGACGTGACCGGGTCCGGCGTGACCCCGACCCAGCCGGCGGTCGGCAACGCGGCCAGAACCGGCATCGTCGCGGACTTCGCGGACAGGCGGAGGGTGCGGAAGGTCGTCAGCGCGGCGCTGGACTTCGGCGCCATCTGGATGATCTCCCGGATGTCCTGCCGACGCAGCAGGGCAGCCGCGTCGGTGGCATTGATCTGGCGTGCCGTCATGTGTGGCTGCCTTTCTGGGTAAGGGGAAAGCTGCCAGGGACGGCAGCTGAACTAGCTCCGGACTGCCCGGAACAGGTCGTTGATTCCGACTTCGGGCCTGCCGTCGCCGCCCACGCGCCCAGCATCGCCGGACCCCGCGGGGGGAACCCTGGTCAGGCCCAAAGCCTTGTTGGCGGCGACCGCGTCCTTGATTGCCTGGGTCACGTCTTCGTCCTTCGACGGGTCGACGGTGTCCAGCTTCTTCAGGAACGAAGCCGAATCCAGCAGCGCGCCAGCGTCACCGCCGGCAGCCGCGGCCAGCCGCGTCACCGCCAGCTGTGCGTTGGTGCTCCGAAGCTGGGCCTGGGCTGCCGTCGCGGCAGCCTGTAACTGCTCCGGGGTCTGGTTCTCACCGAGACCAAGAGCCTGCTTGACGCCTTCCTGGAACTTGGTCTGGTTCGCGGTCAGCGTGGCAATCTGGGCTTCCAGTGCCTGACGCTTCTTCCGCTCCTCGACCAACTCACCGACCGGCACCATGCCGCCCGACTGCTGGCCCTGGGTCTGCCCGGCGCCGTCCGTCGTGGACGTCTGCTGGGTCTGGCCCTGGAGTGCCTGTGCGGCAGCGGAGCCGGGTGCTACGCCAGCGGGCAATCCCTGCTGCTGGCCGGTCGCGCCTGCTCCCTGCTGCTGTCCTGCGGTCTGGCCGCCTGCTGCTCCTTCGCCGCCGGTACCGTCCGGCGAGTAGTTCAGTGCGGCCAGGATCTTGCGCTTGGTGCGGTGCATGTCGATCTCCATCACGGATCTCGGTGTGGCCCCGCCGGATCACCCGACAGGGATTCGTCTGCGGAACTCGCGGACGGGTGTTGCGTAGTACGCCGGCCGCCAGCCCACGTTGGTGCGTTTGGTGGCCAGTTCATCCCACAGGATCAGACCCCGATCCAGTCCCTGGAGCCGGGTCGGTCCCATCACTTCCAGCTGCTGCTTCTTCGGCAGCTTGGCGAACTCGGTCTGTCCGTCGCGGATGATCGACGCGGGTTCGTCAACGTCGAAGCCGAGCTCTCGCCACGACTTCGTCACCGGTGCACGGGCGCATCGGCACTGCTGGTGTCCCTCCGGGCCGAGCTCGGACAGTTCGTGCTTGCTGCCGTGCTTGGACCAGCAGGCGGGGCAGGTGCGGGAGCCCAGCTGGGCCAGCCACTGCCACCCGTCCAGGACGTCCTGGTGTCGGAACTGCTGGGCCCTCGCGGCTTCGCGGTGTCCGTCCAGTGCTTCGGTCCTGGAGATGTTCAATGCTCGGGTGAGCCCGCCGTCGAATCCGGTACGGGCCTGCTCGAGCATCTTGGACGCCATCGTTCGCGGATTGCTGCCTCTCGCAGCGCCCTGGAAGAGAGCATCCAGCATTGCGTCGGTCGCGTCGTCCGACAACGGGCGTAGCGCCGACTCGATCCGCGCCGTACTGCGACGGACCAAGAACTCCAGCTGCCGGTTCGGCAACTCAGCTGTGCGTTCGACCTGGGCCCTGAGCTCGCTGCCCTGGGGAAGTTGGGCAGCTATGATCCGGGCGTTCATCCGGGCCGAAGACTCGATCAGCGCCTTGGCGCTGGGTGTTGCGATGCCGCCGGTCTGCTGGACCAGTTCTTCCAGCGCGGCCCGGCTGCTGTTCAGCGCGGCCTGGACGTTCCTTGCCTGGCGCAACGTGCGCTTGCTCGGCCGCCCGTCGCGGGCAACCTCGTTCGCCAGTTGCGTAGTGACCGAGCGCCACTCGGCTTCGACCACTCTCCAGGCCCGGGACCAGGCGGTGACCAGCTTGACCAGGTCCTGACCCAGCCGCTTGTCGATGGACAGAGCCAGTTCGTTGGACAACCGGACCGGCTCCCGGGACAGCGCCATCAGCCGGCCAGATCAGCCGGCGACAGCCCCGACTCCAGAGACCTGACCAGGCCAGGGCCACCGACGGGCGGCGCCTGGTCAGCCTTGTTCTCCAGGATGCGCTGGATGTCTTCCGGGTCCTCACCGAGCTTCTTGAAGATCGACTCCTGATCGTAGCCAATCTCCTTGCGGGTGACGGCGTTGTCCAGTTGCTCGGTCTCATCGGTCGGTGCCGGGTCCAGCCACACTGGCCGGATGTCCGGGCAGCCCAGCAGATCCGCGACGTCGGACCACCGCGGACCCAGGACACGCTGGTCCTTGCGGCTGG